CGGCCGCCGTAAACATCGGGAATTGAACCCGCCCGGTTATCTTTTCAGTAGCTGCCATAGCGTCAGTTCATTCCGGGGATGGTACACTGAATGACGAACGTACTCGCCTTGAACTCGTCGATGGCCGCTTTTGCCGCTGCCTCTCCGGCACCCTTCGGGTCGTAAAAGTTGTCGTATGACTTCTTCAAGTCGGCCGCCAGTTTCAACGACAGCACGGAGTAGTTGAGCTTGATTACGTTCGACTCCGTCACTTGGATATACTGGTCGTCGCCCGTGTAGACATCGATGAGATCCTGCACGGGCAGGTACTGCGGGGTGTTGTTGTTCTGGAAGAGGAACTCGATGTACTTGTCGCCGACCTTGGCCCCGGAGTAAGGCGAATTGGCCGTCACCACGGTCTTGATGGATGATCCGCGCAGCACCTGATCGAGCGGGATGTTGATCGGCACGCCGATACGGCTGCCGTTCCGCGTGAGGTAGTAGGTCGCGGCGAACCCGCTAACCGTCGGAGCTTTCTCCGTGCTGTATTCGGGCAGGGCATCTTCCATGACGATACGCCCGGTGTAAGGGACTGCCGCCGTCGTCACGGTGCCGTCGGACTTGAACGTGATGGAAGCAGTAGCGAGGAATACCGTGCGACCGCTGTCGTCCGAGGCCATGCGGATAGTATCGATCAATCCGGTAACGGCCGATGCGGAAACCTCGGTGATGGAAACGAAACCGCTTATAGAATCTTCGATCTCCTGCACGGTGACATTTTGTGCGACCACAACGCATTTTTTATTCGCATTGATCGCCGCGACGATGTTTTTTGCGACTTGTCCCTGCGGGTTGAGTCCTCCGGTCGGCGGGTTCAGGTAGCCTTCGTAGTTGAATGTAAACACGTCCGCTTTCTCATTCCACCCTGTTTTTTCGGCATCGGTCACGAGCCGATGCGTTGCGTCGGCCGTGAGCTGGGCAAGAGAGGTGACATTGCCCCAGCCGAGCGCCGACCATGTCTTCGTGCCGTCGCCGACCTTGTATTTCAGTGGCGAACTACCCCGGATAAGTCCGTACTCGCCGTCGAGCAGGACGGGATTCGCTGCCGTCCATTCGGCTTCGGTGCCCGTTACGAATTTGATGCGGGATTTGAGCAGGATTTCCTGCAATACCGCTAAAGTTTGATTTTCTGCCATGATATTGTGTATTTAACTGTTGCTCTTCAGGTCGGCCGGGCTGTATCCGCCGAGGATCAGGCGGTCGTTTTTTTTGATGTAGTCGCCCGCGGATGCCACTGCGGGGAATCTATCGTATCGTTTCCTTGTTACAACGCCGTCGGTTCTATTTACCAGATAGTAGATTTGGTAAATTTTGATTGTTCCGTCTTCCTCCGATGTTTCGAATATTCCTGTAAATAATTGATAGCCCCCGTCTGCTTTTTGAACTTGAATAATAGATTGTTGGGGGAGTTCCGCCCTTTCTTTTATGTAGATATTCGCCGTAATGCCTTTTTCGAGCTTTTCCATAATCTTGAGGCAGGTGGCAGGATATGCAGAACTCGTGAGGTCGATAATATCGTATGAGGCATTGATTATCGTGGCAATTATCGCCTCTCCGTAGGCTGTCTGCTTAAAATTGTCTGATGGGCCAAACCAAAGGAATAGCCCTGTTTTGGCGGGGAAGCATATGCTTTTTATCTGATTTAAAAAATTATCATCGGGGATTGTCAAGGTGAGTTCCCGGCGAAGCTCTCCTTTGCACATGCGCCTGCGCGATAACGGGATGAATACTTCGAGCGAGTATTCATCAACCTGACGGCAGTCTTTGTAAACTCCGTCAATGCGGGACGCTTTGAAGTGGGTTGCTCCATCTGTAAAATAGTCGATGGTGAAATCGATTCCCGCGTCCGGAATTGCCGCTTTTACAAGAGTACCGTCACTTTGCCGTTCATAGAATGTTTCTATGTAGGTAAGGTCGGTAAGTATGTTCCAGCGTCTATACGATGTCATGGTTCTTGTTTTATGCAAAAATATTTGATTGCTGTCGCTGCGGAAAGGACAACTTTATTCCCGCCGTATTGATGGAATTTGCCAGAAATCGGTCGGGAGTTCAGGTTCCGGAAGTTCTGCCCGGTCATAATAATTGGCTTCATCTTTTTCTGACAAATGGTATTTGAAGGTGTAGCTGTTTAGGGCGGCCTCTTTGTGTTTGACTTCGTACTCCGTGACGATTATTTGTTTCCACTCCCCGTCTGCGTATAGGTAGCGATTGCTGGAGTGCAGAAACTCCTGCCATTGCCGGGCTATGCTGCTCGAACTGATGTAACCTGTGTTTTGCTGCCAGATTGATGTGTAATCGTTGCTTAATTCCGCTTCGCGGCCTTGATTGATGAACGTGTCGACCTCGCCTTCTGGAAGTAATGTCGAAAGTCCGGATGCGATTATCGTGTCGAATCCGCCGAGCGAGTTTTGGAATAAGAAACAGCGGTCTCGAAAGTTGCCCGACCGCAAAATATATCGCTGGGCGAAAGGGTAGTTCTTTGCACCTGCCGTATCGGGTTCAGAGACGGAGTTCGCTCCCAATCCGTAGATGTCGTATGCAATCGGTGTCAGTTCTTCCGAAACGCAGATATTACGCCAGAGTAGCTCGAACGAAACGTTGATCCGGACGATGCCTTCTTCGGATGCTGTGAAAATGTCCTGTGTGCGCTCGATTCCTTCGGCTGTATATAGGCGCGACTTGATTCGCAGAAATTGTGGATCTCGATTGAGTTTTACCACCGATAACCATTGCGGTTGCCATGCCGGCATGGTGACGATTTGCCCTTGCCAAGTCAGAAAGTTTCTGGCCCACCAATCCAGCCCTACTTTGCGAGGAGCTGCAACCCCGCCGGCAATGACCTGAAAACGATATGTTTTGGTTGTCGCCGTGTCGGTCAGCGTTATATACAAATATGTAAAGTCGGTAACGCCGGTTTGTCGTGGAAATTCACATTCCAGCAGGGTATGGACGATGTCCCGCAGGTTGATCGTTATCAAACTCTCTGCATCGTAATAAAGCGTCAGTTTGTCACATATAGTTGCATCATCAAGTCTTACTGTCATGTAAACACAAGTCAGGCTTGAATTTTTGTTCCTGATGATCATTTTCCCCAAATTCTCAGAAAACTGACAAATTTCGGGCTTCTCGATTATTTCGAAGGTATCTACCATTGGCTCGGCTTCTATTCTCGGACAAAAATATCTACATGACGCGCGGACTGAAAGGACATTACACTTCGACCAACTCCGCATTCGAGTGAAGGATATCGTGAGTGGTATTACCGGTTATTTCAAGGGTTTTTATCAAATAACGCACGTTGAAGACCAACACTTTGACCCAGAGGCGTAGGTTTGCAATATCTGATGCGGTCAGGTTGAGATCGACTTTAAGCATTTCTTTGTCCCGTGCCAGCCACTCCGCGTAGGGTTTATGGAATCTGTTGTACAAACCATTTTCCCCTCCAATTGCAAGGGAGTACTCGCTTCGGTCTTCGCTGCCAGCAGAAAGATCGGGAATACCGCCCTCGAAATAATATCCTTTATCCGAAAAATTATTTTTGATCAGCAAGCCGATATACACTTCTGACGGGCGATTGCCGCCTGCGGTGGGAAAATCTACAATAGGAGTTATGGCGTTCAGTCCAATTGCTTCTTCGATCGATCCGTCAGCATGTATTTGCTTTGACGGGTATACGGCCAAAGGAACGCATTTCGGACATGTGAAGTCGATCGAACAGTCGTAGTTCTGATCTTCCGAGTCGGCAGCCGGTTCCATTTTCGTAAACCCGGCTTGATGTACGATATCCAGAGTGGCTATTGGTGTCGTATATTTGTTCCATGCGGCACCGCGTCCTGAATAATAGAGCAGAGCGTCGATTTTCTTACCTGAATAGATATCCCCGGTTTGGGCCAGTCTGATATTTTTATAGTCGGGAGACACCCTGTATTTGTTGATGATGTCCTGCAGAGAATAGCTTTCGATAATCTCATCAGTTGGCTCTTGGCCCAAATCCTCTTCGTAGGACTTGGTGTAGTTGTCATCCTCGTTACGGAATGCGAGGGTATAGCCTTTCTTTTCATAGGCGGGGAGCGAATAATTGTCGCTGACTTTGGCCGTCCAGTCTACAAATTTATTGCTTGCGAGAATCGACTTGTTACTCATCAGGAAATACTTTTTCCCGGAAAAAAACAACGTGCAGCAAGGTATTTTGAGTAGACTGATAAGAAAATCGCTCAAGTCCATGTCCGGCATCGAGTCGGCAAGATCGAGCGTACATTGGGTAGGATATAACCCCGGCCGGGCACCGGGCGATGTATCTTTTACCCCGTATCGGTTGTCGTATTCGGAACTTTTGTAAAGTCCGAGGATCGCTAACATATTGAGGAGTTTTTCGAGTTCCGGTTCCCCCAGCTCTAACTCCGGAAGGATTTTATCGAGGATATAACGTACTTTGATCGCTGGGACAACATAAGGCCGGGTGGTGTAAAGCCAGTTCGCATATTTATCGACCGTTGAGCATTCTGCTTTCGTCGGCCCCGACGTCACATACTCGATCGAGGCGCTCATTGCCTTGCGCATAATCTGGGGCAGGCCGAACTCGTCATATAGTCCTTTACGGGCGTTTTCTACCATCGTCGAGAATTTGATGTCCTCAAATCCGGAGAATGGGATGTCGGTCAGCTTTCCTGTGACGATGTGGTCGAATTCAGCCCCGACGAATGAGTATTGTAAGGACTTATCGGAGTAGTCGTCATATTTCAGTTCACCCTGAAATGCGACTATGCCATTGAATAACGCCTCGCAGGCGGCAGTCTTGCGTGACGGCCGCCGCCGGATGCCGGGTGTGAATCCGAAAAATTTGCAGTTTTTCGGCGACAGTTTGAATTCAACATTCGTGGAAACGGCCACTGGCACCCTGTCATCTTCAAAGATTGGATTGTCCAGTGTAAATGTCACATCCTGATCAGGCTGTACATCGAGGATTATGCCCTCGGATCGGAATTGTATCATCGTTTTTTACCTCCAATTTGCCCACGTTCCCGCGTGCGGTTGTACTCTTTCATTTTCGCAACGATTCCGTTCTCGCCCAGCATTGTCACGTAGGCAAGAATCGGATTCTTCAGCACGTCGCATAGACGATCGACGGCCGCGATGAATTTGCCGGCCGTGCCTGCGTCCAAAGAGGAAAGCCCCGTGTCTGTTGTGTCGAATGACGGGATATCTCCTGTTGGGCCACCGGATACGAATCCGGGTACCGGTGTATTTTGCCGGTATACGGCATTGAAATCGAAGCTGCCGAGTGTCCCCTGTCGGCGGGCCGCTTCGATCGTGTTCAGTACGGGAATCAACGAGGGGTTATCCATTGCGGCCGCTGGAACGACATACTCCTTCCCGTTTTCCGATACCAGCACCGTCGGCGATGAGATGAAGCCTCGTTTATCCGGAGAATAACGGGCGTTGAATTTTTTGCCGTCCTGCATCCGCTCGATGACCTGACCACCCTCTTCGGCACCGGTCGTTATTGGGGTTGATGCAATCATAGCGATTTGTGCAGCACCCATTGCAGCGGTAATTGCAGCCATAATATAACCAGCAGGCGGGCCTATTGATAAAGCCGCCGTAACGCCCAATGCCGTATTTATAATCGCCTTAGTAAGGCTCATGGCCTTTTGTCGTTTTGCCTGCTTGAGCTGTAATTCCTCTTGTTTGGCTTCGAGATCTGCAGCCATTCGATCCTCCTCTGCTTGGGCTTGCTCTTCGGTCATCAGTCCGGCTTTGACGCGCTTCTCGTTGGCTTTTTTCTTCTTATCCTGATTTTTCTGATATTTCTTTAATTCAGCGTTTTCCTTTTTGGTCATCATATTGTCGTAGGTAGTATATACCTGCAGCGCCATTTCTGTAGCTGCACAAATCGCTGTCATGGCGGCATGTATTGCATACAATTGATCTTCTGTTGATCTTGCCTTACCTTCAATTACATCGAAGAATTTTTCCCAGTCATCTTTAGATAAACCCATAATTATTGGGTTGTCAGTAGCGAATGAAAATGTCTTTTCCTGTTCGGTATTGATGGTTTTCATTAAGGCCAAGAAAGCCGCTTTGATATCCGCGAAGCGGTTGACGAGCTTTTGTTTCTCTTGCTCCGAAAGGATTTTCGTGTCAAGCTGGATGCCGTCGAACATTCCGGACTCGATGAGCGTTTTTAATTGAGCAGAGAGTTGAGTCAGGTGTTCGAGTTCCAACCGGGACTCTTCTTCCGCTTGGGCCTTCCGTAGCTGTTTACGTTCTGCGGCCGTGCCTTGGAAGTCGATAAGTTCCTGCTTGTGGCGATTCTTGAGTAGTTTCTTTTGTAGCTCATGGGTTTCCTCTTCCCTTTTCAGCCGATCGTCGATCTCGTCGAGCCGAATTTTGGTGATGTTGCGCTGGTGTGCTTTCTCCAGAGCCTCCAGTGCCGCGGCGTTGCCTGCGTACTTCTTTTTCTTCTGTTCGTAGTCGGCGTTCTCCTGCTTGATCCTGTCGGTTTCCGACTGCTGGAGAAGTTTGTTTATCTCCTCTTCTTTGGCTGCGGCCGCCTTCTTCTGTTCAAGTCGTTTGTCGGCGAGTTGGTTCTGGATTTTGAGCCGCGCTTCACCGTCATCGACATTTTTCGCAAGGCGCTTCTCCAGCGCTGCGATTTCCAGTTTCAGCAGCTCCTCGTTGAATTGGGACGCGGATACGATTTCTCCGTTCTGATATTTCTCCTTGAGCCTCAGCTTCGCAGTCAGGAACTCTTTGTCTTTTTCGAGCGACCACTTGCCCGGATCGTCCGGGTCGGTGGGCGTTGTGTTCGTGGTCGTGGAATCCTCTGTCTTGAGAGGTGTTTCGACCTTGCCGTAAATGGTGTCCAGCATCGAGAGGGCCTGCTGCCCTTCGCTCACGGTATTGCTTAATTCTGTGGTGATTTTTCGTATTGCAGTATACCGGCCGTGAGGATTCCACCTCGAACCGGTGAAGTTCATTCCCAGATTCTGCAGTTCCTTGTTAAGGTCGTAAACTGCCTGACGTTGTTTTGCAGAATCGTCTCCGGCCGCTTTTATCTTACCCGTGAAATCGACAACTGCGGCGGCGATCAATCTCTGCTTATCGGCGGTGAGCGACGATTCGTCGCCCCATTCTTTATACTTGGTCGTGATTTCGGCGATCGCCTTTTTCATGGCTGTCATCTCATCTCCGGCGATGCGTTCCGCTTCCTGCTGCCGGAATTTGAGCTTGATGTTCTTTTCCAATTCGGTGTTTACCGACTGAAGCGCGATGGCGATATCCTCGTTGGTGCTTTTCTCGGTGAGCAGCTTCGGAAGGTACTTGCCGTACCTCTCGTTGATGATCATGATCGCTTCGGCCCGTTCGCGGCTCCCGGAGGCTGCGCGGGTCGCTGCGTCCTGCAATTCGTTGAGCTTCCGTTTCTCGTTGTCGATTTCGACCGCGGCTTCGGCGGCCATGTTCCTGACCTGCTCGTGGGTTTTGAAAATCTTGTCGCTGAACAGAGTTACCGCACCGATGGCGACTGAAATTGCTGTCGCAATCCAACCCCACGGCCCGGCCTTGACGACGCTGTTGAATACCTGTGTTACCAGCGTTGCCTGCTTCGTAATGGCGATATACGCAATATGAGCTGCTCGGTAAATCACCATCGCCTTGTGTGCAGCAAACATTATGGTTTTGTAGGCTGCGACGGCCGCAACGATTGGGATAATCGCTCCTTTTGTCTGGTATAAGAATTTCACAAGACCCGTCAGCGCCTTCAGAAAGGTTACGGTGATCGAGGTTGTCGAGGTGAATGCCGGATTCAGTGTTTCGCCGAGGAGTACGGCCTGTTCATGGAGCGCTTTCTTTTGCTTTTCGTATTGGGCCGTGGCACTTTCGTTTTTGGTGTTGAACTCTTCGATGACAGATGTGCCGGTTTCGAATGCATGATTGGCGATTTCCTGCTGCCGACGCAGCTCGTCGGTATTGGCCGCCAGAACGCCCAAGACCTGCACGCTACGTTGCCCGTCGAGTTTCATCGAGTTCAGGGCGTTTACGATCGACTGCATGCCTTGTCCAGACTTGCCCATACCCTCCAAAACGCGGATAAATGCCTCGTTCATATCTTCGCCCATGAGCTTCTGAAATTCGCCGAGGCTCATCTTGGCAATTTTGGCAAAGACCTCTGTCCGCTTGTACATGGCGGTAATCACCTGCCCGTAGGAGGTGCCTGCCGTTTCGGCCTGCTGCCCCAATTTGTCAAGGGTGCCGGCGAGGCCGCGGACGGACTGAATCG